TTCTACATTTAAAAAAGTTTATTATGACGATTTACTGGGACGAGCTGTTTCTAAGTTTGTTCCTGCAGATGATCTCGTTGTTCCGTATACGGCTACCTCATTAGACGATGCGGAAGCGGTCATCCACGTGTTAAAAATTTCCGAAAATGATTTGCGTAAGCAACAAGTCGCAGGATTTTATTCAGATATTGAACTCGCTAAACCTCAAGGTACAATTACCAATGAGTTAAAAGAAAAAGAGAGAGAAGTAGAAGGAATTACAAAATCCCAAAGAGTCGAACCTATGTATACAGTTCTAGAATGCCACGTTAATCTAGATCTAGAAGGATTCGAAGATGTTGGTCCCGACGGAGAACCAACCGGAATAAAATTACCTTACATCGTAACAATCGAAGAAGGTAGTCGGAAGGTCCTTTCGATAAGAAGGAACTTCGCGCCCAATGATCCAAAGAAACTTAAAATCCAATATTTTGTCCATTTCAAATTTCTGCCAGGACTAGGATTTTATGGCCTTGGACTCATTCATATGATTGGCGGATTGAGTCGTACTGCAACTGCGGCTCTCCGTCAGTTATTAGATGCTGGTACACTTTCAAATTTACCAGCCGGATTTAAACAGAGAGGTGTCAGAGTAAAAGATGATGCCGCTAACATACAACCTGGAGAATTTAAAGACGTAGATACACCAGGAGGAAATTTAAAAGATGCCTTTGTATTTTTACCATACAAAGAGCCTTCTCAGACTTTATTGCAATTGATGGGAATTGTCGTGCAGGCAGGACAAAGATTCGCGTCCATTGCTGACATGCAGGTCGGGGACGGGAACCAGCAGGCCGCTGTTGGTACGACCGTAGCCCTATTGGAGCGTGGCTCAAGGGTAATGTCAGCAATCCATAAAAGACTATATGTTTCACTTAAACAAGAATTTAAATTACTGGCAAAACTATTTGCCACGTACTTACCACCCGAATATCCTTATGACGTGGTAGGTGCAGCAAGAAATGTTAAACAAACAGATTTTGATGATAAGGTAGATATTTTACCTGTGGCTGATCCAAATATATTTTCAATGTCTCAAAGAATTTCAATGGCTCAAACACAATTACAATTAGCTCAAACTAATCCACAAATGCATAATATGTACATGGCATATAGAAATATGTACACGGCGATAGGTGTAAAGGATATTGATAGAATTTTACCACCGCCTCCACCGAATCAACCTAAAGATCCGGCGATCGAGCACATTGATGCTTTGGCACAGAAACCTTTTCAGGCATTTCCTGGTCAAGATCATAGGGCTCATGTAACGGCTCACTTATTTTTTATGGCCACTAACTTTGTTAGAAATAACCCAAGTATAACAGCAGCCTTAGAGAAAAATGTATTAGAACATATTTCTCTAATGGCTCAGGAACAGGTTCAATTAGAATTTGCAGAAGAAATGCAAATGTTGCCACAGATGCAACAACAAGCAACCATGAATCCACAAATTCAACAACAATTTCAACAAATCTCTCAAAAGATAGAAGCTAGAAAAGCGGTATTGGTTGCAGATATGACTGAAGAGTTTATGAAAGAAGAAAAAACAATTACTTCTCAGTTTGATCATGATCCATTACTTAAATTGAAACAAAGAGAAGTGGATCTTAAGGCTATGGAAGAAGAGCGTAAAGTAAAAGAGGATGCGGCAAGAATTAATCTTGATAAAACTAAATTTTTAAAAGGCCAGCAAATCGCTGAAGAAAAATTAGAACAAGATGAGGAATTAGCTCATTTAAGAGCGGATACAGCAATTGAGAAATCATTGATATCTGCTGATGTTAAACTGACTTCGGATAAAATGAAGGCTAGAGATGTTAAGACCTTGAAAGGTCCTAAATCATAGTATATACAAACCTAGGAGAAAAATATGACAATAAAAAAACAAGCACCGTTAGGAAAATCGACAAAGATTGGTATTCCTTCTCAGAATCTAATAAGAGATCCGAGAGCAAAATCTAGTATCAGAGGATCTGGTCAAAGGATTCCTACTGGTGATAAAGTGACTGTTCAAGGAACAGGCAAAGCTAGAAAACAAACAGCAACTTGGTTCTAATATGTGGTTTGGAGCACTTAAGCTCGGCTTAAACGCGGCGAGTCACATTTATAAAAAACGTCAAGAGTCTAAAATGGCTATGGCGGATGCACAATATTTACATGCGCAAAAACAAGCCCGAGGTGAGGAAGCTTACCAGGGTAAACTTTTAGAAGCCCGTCAAAACGACTACAAGGATGAATTTGTACTTTTGATCCTAAGCGCCCCCATAATCGTGCTCGCCTGGGGAGTCTTCAGTGACAATCCTGCAGCGATGGAGAAAGTAAAAATCTTCTTCGAGCATTTTGCGTCACTTCCGACATGGTTTTCGACTTTATGGATACTTGTAGTTGGTAGTATTTTTGGTATAAAGGGTACACAAATTTTTAGAAATGGTAAGAAGTAAGAAAGGAGAGAAAAATGAGTATAAACGGAAAAGTTAAATGGTTTAATTCGACTAAAGGTTATGGTTTCATTGCAAGAGATGACAAAGAAAAAGATGTTTTTGTACATAATTCAGCAGCACAAGCAGCTAACATAGAATTACGTGAAGGCGATGCAATAACATTTGATGTTGAACAAGGCCAAAAAGGTCCTTCCGCAGTTAATTTACAGTCAGTATAGACGGTAAAAATAATGTGGACAATGCATGTTAAAACAAATATAAAAAAATAAGGAGAAAAATATGAGAAATGATTTCGGATCAAGACCTTATAAATCTAGATTCCCGTACAAAGCTGGAAAATCTGCTAAGAAGCAGGGATACAAAGATAGAGAAGATGAATCTCTAGGTGCGAGAACTGGAAAAGAATCCACTAAGTCACAGTCTATGAAAGATCGTAGAGATGAGTCTTATGGAAAATGGGGCGATAGACCAAACCAAAAAATTAATAAGTAGGACCAATGAGTATATTTGGAATAGCTAAAAAAGGTTTTGGAATGCTGCGCAAAAGCAGCAAAGTTTCACCAACTATTAAATCTGTTAAACCTGCAAAAAATTTAACGAAAAGACGAAAAGATCAACAAGAGCTAATTAAATCTATTGATTACCAATATAAAAAAATTGGTGTTACACCAGGTTCAGGAGCATCTAAAATTAAAAAAGATGCTGCTAAAAAAGTTTCTGACATTCACGATAAATATGAAGCTAGGGGAAAATAATGAACAGATGGACTAGAGCAAACCCGTTAGCATCAGTACCAGGATACAATGTACCTCGTGGTCATTTTGCAAATGGTTATACTAATGGTGGTGATAGAGTTGGATTTAAAAAAGGTGGTTGGATTCAAGACGTAAATAAATCAATCAAAAAACGTGGAACTAAAGGAAAATGCACACCGATTACAAAAAAAGGTTGCACTGGACGAGCAAAAGCGTTAGCAATGACATTTAAGAAAATGGGAAAAGCTAGAAAAGGAAAAGGATAATGGCTGATTGGATTACTCAAAAAGAAAAACCTGAAAGTTGGATTACTAAAAAGAAATCGGGTACCAAAGCTCCAGGCACACCACCAAAGAAAAAAAGATTTAGAGACAGCCCATACCCACAATTTAGCCAAGAATTTAAACCTAAAATAAAAGCATTTAAATCCGGTGGAGCCGTAACAAGATTTAGATCAAGTGGACCAGAAGGAAAACCGCATTCTACAAAAGAAGGAAGAAGCGCGGAAGCACAGCGTGCTTATATGAGAAAACAGGGTCCGCAAGATCCTCGTAGAAAAAGAATCTGGCCAAAACGTGCTGCAAAAGCAACAGGTGGAAGAATAGGATTAAAAAGTGGTACTAAAAAACCATATGGGTCCAGAGGTTTTAAGGGTATACATGAAATGCTTGGAGGAAGTGAAAAAGCTAAACCACATTCTACAAAAGAAGGAAGAGTTGCTTCTGGTAAACGACGTTTGGGAAGATTAAGAAAAAAGGCGATGGACGATTATCATGACATAACGTGGGCAGGCCCAGATCCTGAAAAAGGAAAACCTCATTCTAGTCAAGAAGGACAAATAGCTACAGGTAGACGAAATTTTAGAAAAGTACTAGAAAGGTATAAGGGCCGTGCAAAACCTCTACGTGCTAAAAAAGGCGTAGGTGGCATTGCAAAAATCATCGGTAGAAAAGCAGTGGAATGGATTAAAAAAAATAGAAAAACTATTAAAAAAGAAATCTATTCTCCAGAAGGTAAAAAGAAAACTCAAGATCTAACAAAAAAATTACAAGAAGGACTGAAGAAACCAGGACACGCTAAAGGTGGAAGAATAGGTCTTCAACATGGAAATAGACCAAGACCACAAGGCCCTCATACATGGGTAAGAAAAAAACCTAAAGGTGTTAAAATAGCAATCAAAGGTTGGTAATGAATCTATTAAAAAAATTGTGGAACTTCCTATTCGGGAAAAAAGAAGAACCCTTAATTTTAGAAACTCCTGCAGAAAAAGTACAAACAGTTAATCATTGCAACTCTCATTTGAGATTTAGGAAAAATTGCCCTGATTGCTTAAGAGTAGTA